CGGATCATAGTTAATGATTTGTGAAACTTCTGCCTGGGGTAGAGCCATTGTTGCGGCTATGAAATCTGCTACGAAGCGCGTTGCATCTAAACAAGAAGTAATGGCGGCTAAAGCCCGGCAATCCTGGGCTGTAACACCAACGCAATCTTTGGATTCAGAGTTATTGTCAAGACCATCTGAACCAATACCTGACAAATTGGTTTATGGAAGCCCCGGTAGTAAATCAGCGTTGATGGAAAGGATTATGCGGCATCAGTTTGTAGAGGAAAAAACGGCCATTTTTATTTAATCTACCTTACTTACCAGCACATGAAGCGTGCCTGTACCTGAACCACTTACAACCCACAAATCTTCACCCTCTGTTAATGACAACCTAACTTCATCACCATTGTCCATTAGGTAACCATTGCTTGATGTCACACCGCTATTGCCAATGTACACTTCATGTTTAGCGTGCAACAGTACATCCCTTTGTACATTATCCACACTGATGATTGATTGGCTTGTTGTAGTTACTGCGACTTGTTTAGTTACTATCGCCATTGATCTGTTCCTCACTCTGTAATCTTGCGCGCCTGAAGCGTTCAAAGTCTTTGTGTTGCTTTTGACCTATCCACATCTTGCGTTGGTGTTCCATTTGCACACCTGTATGTGCATGTAGTTTATACCCAAAACTTTTGGCGCGGATACTCCACAACAAATCTTCACCAACCCATTCTTTATGCAATGGCATATCTTGGTAGAAGCACCACTTATCACCCTGATGTAGTTGATCAGCCTCTTTAACAAATCTCTCAAACACTGATCTATGTATGATAATTGCGCCTGTACCTGCCGCATCTACTTCAATCACACTATCTTCTTCATAATCATGGATAGCATATAAACCATTATCTGAACCCATCTTAAATATACATGGCACAGGTTCTAGGTATAACTCACCAACATCCCACCCGCCATGTACTACACCGGACACAATAGGCCGCTTGTCTTTGTCTGCGGCGGCTACTAACTTCTTAAAATGATCAACAGTAAATCTCTGATCTGTATCTATCTGCAATAACCAATCATCTGTTGTTTTCTGCAAGAATGTTGAAACAATTTGATTGCGTAATCTACTAATTACACCTGATCCTTGTAGGCTAATAAACTGCCCTAATTGCTTCTGTGATCTAGCCACATCTAAAATGCTTGTCATAAAATCTGTTACTACAAACCCAGGTGATGTGATACCTATGGTTATCTTTTCTGTATCCTTCATATTGACACCCATCCTATGTAAGTTGCATCAGGATTATCTTTTAACCACTGTTCACGCAATTGATTCTGATAAACCCAATCTATATCAGTATTATTTGTAATACTAATGCCAGCCCCTCTTTACAAAATGTTGATAAGCGGCACAAGCATTTGGTATGCCTTGCGTTTCATCAACCCATCCATATCTTGACCCAATATAACGCTTACCCCATTCAATTTGTTTGATGCCACCTACTGTGGCTAAATATTTTGATCTGCCCTGTGGTATTCCATAATGACTACCATTGCGGGCTAAAGGGTTAAAGTTACTCTCTTTGTTGTATAGGTCAATCATGCAATAAGTCTGTTCAAAATTGTAATTTAAACTCATTAAAATGTATTGCTTGTAGTGTGTAGGTTTGTAATTCTCAAAAGATTTAGCACTCTCTAAATTCCAAAATGTTGCTAAACATAGAACTCCCCCAAATAGCCAGCACCTTGCGAGCCATCCGCTAAAGCGGCTCGCATTTTTGGCTTTAGGCCAAATGCTAAGGCATGAGCCTAGCACACCACTAAAAATTGACATTAGTTTACTCCTAACATAATCTCACTATATGAGATGTGATTTACCTCACACTAACTTAACTTCTTTTGAGTTCTTGTAATCAAGTAACACACATAACAGGATTGATCGGGCATGATCCAATTACCACATTTACATCTGATTGGTTCGCTCATTGGCTCTCTCTAATAATATGTCCACCATCTCTATGAATGGCCGGCAATGCCGTTTTCTTACCAGGTAAAATTGTTCTTCAATATCCCTTTGAGCATCATAAAATGTTTGAACTGTCCAATCATATTTAGTTGATACTGGGATAACAAAGATTGCCTGCGTAATTTGGCTAATCATTACATAGGCAAAAGGCTTGATTATTTTGCTATCAAAGCCATGCACGGTATCTACAATCACGGGGTTAAATGGGAAATCATCAACATTTTGAAACGATCTACTACTGCTTTTAACTTCTAGTATTAGATCATCAACCACAATGTCTTTTTCATTTAGAGTTTTATCTTTGATCTCATCATGGGTTGTAGCAATGGTAAATTCGGGTACATCTACCTTTGGCACACCAAAATGTTGCAATAAGTCAGCAACATAAAGGTTGTAACCATGACCTTCAGCCATAGCCTTGTGATAATCAAATTTACTCATGGTTTTTGTAATCTATGTGATTCACGCAACCACAACCGGCGCATTTGCGTACGCCGTTTATGTTTAACATCCTGGGATCATTGCAAACTTCACAACATTCACTGATTGGCACAATATCCAATTCAACGCCATTGTCTGTAAAGGTTGCTTTGACCCCATACTTATCAATCATTTCCATATCACCCATTGTTACCCCCAGGGTAGAACCACTTCCCATCCTTACTCATGGTTGCCCATTTCGCTTCACAACCTTTTGGACATGTGTAACCGTAGTAAGGCGTACCACGGCCTTTGGATATTCCGGTTTTCAAAATCATCTCGCCATGTTCACAAAATTGAACAGCCGGTACGGTAGTTGCAACTGCATCAACTACCTGATCTAAAGACATTGGCAATGGATTTGTAACTTCTTCCTTTTTTTCCTCTACAAACTGATGCCGCATAATCCTTTCCATCAACGCTGATTTACTACCAGGGCTTCCATAAACCAATTTGTCAGGTACTGATTCAGTTGGCCTAGATAACAATTCAGAATCTAATGATTGCGTAGGTGTAACAGCCCATGATTGGCGTGCTTTAGCGGCCATTACTTCTTGCTTAGATGCAACTCGCTTTGTAGCAGATTTCATGGCCGCTACTATGGCGCGCCCCCAAGCACTCGTTTCACAAATCATAAGTTCACTGCCGGCGGTCATACCTTTACCTGGGATTTGTTCCCAGGCAACGGCTACCCCAGGGCGCACATCATGTGGATCACGGTAACAGGCGGCGGTATAAACCACATAGGTTTTACCTTCAACCTGCACAATGTCATAAGGCTTATTAGGGTTGTACGGTTGCAATGATGCTTCCGGATAGGCTTCCTTTAATTGGGCTATGCGTTCAGCCACATCAACATAATCATTCATGTTCATTATTTAGATTCTCTATCCCAAAGGCTTACAACCTTTTCCATTAAATATTCATTATCCGCTTCAAGCATCTTTTGGCGCATTGATGGATGTGTTCTTACGGTAAATTTTTCTACCTTAACATTTGTATGTTTTGTATCGGCAGTACCGCGTTTATAGCCACTCTTAAAACCTTTGTCATAGCCATTTTCAACTGCCACCATCCAGGTGACACCAATTAACAATGCCACCAATGTAAAAAGGCAGATTGTTATTAACCAACCGTATATCTCATAGTTCATATTTCACCGCTTCCTTGAACTTGTCTAACCAATAGGCTTCAACCATTTTGGCTGACAGCCTTCCTCTAACCTGTTTTGCGCCTATTGCTTTTTTGGCGTGTTTGCGGATTAGAGAAGCCTTTACAAAATGCCTACGCTTTTCATCAACATAAGCACCTGATTCTTTATCATATTTGACTAATTCCAAGTCATTACCTTTTCTAATTCAGCCGGTAATGCAACCGGATCAACATTGTTTATTACTTCATAAACAGTGCCATTTGGGTGTATAGATGGTGGCAACACAACATAACCTTTGTGTTTAATATCTATACCTGGTATCACCTTGCCTTTAAATTGCTTAGTTTTATCTGCAAGGTAATAGAAATGAAAACCGTTATCTGTTTTAACAGTATGGGTATTAGATGTAACACACATACGGCGATATTGTTCCCATAAAATCCTGGATGAAATATTGCGTATATCAAAATCCAGTACAACCAAATTAGATTGCACAATGGCCAAGCCAATATTTAAATCCGGATCATCCTTAAACCATTTATTAACAATGGTTACATCACCACTAGCATCCAAATACCCATGTCTTAAAAACTTGCAAGGCTCTTTAGATTGAGGTTTTAGTGGTAGAACCCACCAACCTTTTTCTGCATAGGCTACGGCGTTCACGCATACACCCATGATCCACGGTAGTTGGTAGTGAAACAATATTGACCAACTGCATTATCAAATGAAATGCTGTAATCCCATTTATTCTGTTTCAAAAATTCGGTAGCCAATATAACTGACGCATAATTTTCTACCCAATAAATAAATAAATGTGACCAACAAATTGTGTCCTCAAATCGGTCTTTTTGTTTTAGCCAATCTGATTCGGTTGCCCATTCCATTTGGCATTGCGTTAAACCTTCAAATTGATTTGATGTGAGTTTCATTATTTAACCTGCTTGTATTTTGGAACATAATCTACAAAACCACGCTTTGTTAAATTGTCAATTGCTTTTTTATTAGCCAATTCTTTTTCACACTCTTTGTACATTTTGTGATTAGTCCATCTGTTTGTAATAACCATGCCACAGGTATCACATACATTTTCTTTAATCCATTGAGCGTTCATTATTTTGCCTGTACATAAAAACAAGTGGCATATTTTTTTAATTCATAACCACATCCATTTAACAATTCATTTAATGTGTTAATGCCTTTTGCGCTACCTGTAAAAGATACTGTAACCATTCCGTTGCTACGACCCTTAACAGTTAAATCTAAATTGTTGTCTTTAACAATTTTTCTTACTTCTACTGTTTTCATAATTAACCCTTCCTGGTCAATTGCGTTTACAAATGCAATTAAACACTACCCCACTGACAAATGCAATTGCCCAGGGCGGCGTTTCCTGTGATTTAGGTCACCCAAAGGCCTTACCCATAGCCGTAAATGAGCCATCCACATTGAATGGAATCATCTCTACGCTCACATTGCCACGCTTAACATGGATGATTACCGCACCTGCCTGCCAATTGGCGTAGCCTCGCGTATAAGCCATCTTTTTCAGGTCACAGGTGTGACCACATTCAACCCCCACTAAAACACGCTCTAAACGGCCATTAAAGGCTTCTGAGGCACATGTGTAGCCCAATCTGTGCGTATGCCCCGACACGACACTTCTGCCCCAGCGTTTACTAAGGTTCAACGCGGTTTGACCGGCAATATTAGATATCACCCCTTCATCCCCATGACACAACACAAAGTTAGTGCCGGGTATTGCATAAGGCTGTTTTGCATAATGAATTCCTAGATCATCAAAACCCATAAATTTTGCGTACTGTAATTCAGGTAATCCCATTAGGCCGGGTATGCGCTGAACCGCCTTATATAACCGATCTGAATGATTTGATCTGCTAACTACATCTGTTTTTAATTCAAATAAAATATCCTGACATGTGGCTCTATCTTCATCCAGGGTTTGCATAAATGATTCTGCCTTACCTTCGGCAAACCTAGAAATAGTATTGAAATCCATTTCATCACCAACATTTAAAACTAAATCAAATTTAAAAGCATTAACCAATTTCTTTAAGTTAGTTACCGCTTCTGTAAAGTGAAATGGAACTTGCAGGTCACTGACCACAAGATACCGAGCGTTAAATGACTTATCGCGCTTAATCTTCATCCTCGTCATCTGTTGGATCAATCCGGGGAACTATCTCATTTGGTTTATTTCCTGTAATCCAATCCGGGATTGATGTACCAGGTTCAGTAATTAACCAATAAGCAACTTCATTAGTGAACCCGGCGGCTTTGGCGGCGCGGTACATCTCATTAAGAGTTACATAATGAGTTTCAAGTTTGTTTAATTGTTCAGCCTTACGCGGCGCACGCCTTTTGCGCTTTGTTCTCTTATTAGTTTTTTTAATGGCCATAGGTCAATTTTAGATCATACTAGCCCGCGAATGGCGCGCTCAACGCCTTCTTCTAGGCTAATTTTAGGTGTGTAGTAATCGCTCATCATGGTTGGATCGCCTACCCGATAGGCCACACCTGCCGGCTTATCGGTCAGAATTCTAAAATTCTGAGCCTTCTTTTCATACCCCAGGGTTTTTAATGCTATCTGCGCTAACTCTAAAAAGGTTGTTGGCCTGCCTGTACAAAGATTAACAGTTTGATTGCAATCATTTTTAACCATAGTTATTACCGCATCAACTATGTCATCAATGTGAATAAAGTCCCTGGTAGTTGTTGCTTTACCCCAAATATTAAATGGGTTGGCGTTCATTATTGCGCGTTCAATAATTGATGGAAATGGATAATCTAAATCTTGATCTGTACCGTAACCGCTAAATGGTCTGAGTGTTAATACCTTTGTACCTTCTTCACGCAAGTAATTCATTAACATTTCACCGGTTAGTTTTGACC